CGAAGGTACATCAGCAGCTACCATTGCTCTGAATGTTGCAGCACCATTACTACCATTTGGTGCAGCTAAAAATGTATTTTGTGTTCTACTTGTAAATAAATCAGCAAAACTACCTGAGCCACCAATGGGTTCAATGGTCGTAGCGGAACCTCCCGACCCCCCTGTGCCCACTCCCACAAATAGTTTTTTACTGCCTTCGGCAAACGCTAATTCAGCATTTTCTAAACTGCCTGGTGCAGATGATCCTGTAGATCTTTTAATTCTAATTGTGTTAGCCATTAGAAGTTCCCTCCATCAACGAGTGTAAGTTTGGTAGTAGTGTTGTCTGCCTTAAATGTATCAGAACTTGAGTCATAGTAAACAATAGAATCATTTACTTTCCCAGATCCATCAAAGGTAAAGCCAGCAGCAGCAGGACCTTGAGGCCCAGCCGTAGTTAACTCAACTGTTACTACATCAGAAACCTGACTAACTGTAACTCGATTAGGACTGCTCATGCTGTGTAACCTTCACTTATAAATAGTTTACCCTCTAAATAATAGTTTTTGCTACCGCCTGGTTCTGTTAGTAATACGTCATAAAATAAAATACTAGGAGTAAAATTTGTTGTATCAGTGTCACTTAAAGAAATATCTACAATTCCATTAGCTCTGTCAGTATATTCAACAGTCCAATCAGCGAATTTTGTACTTCTGTCTTCATTATAAACCTGTGCTGCAACAGTAAATCCAGTTAAATTAATTGCTGATCCAGTTGAATCTTTAAATGTAAGACGTATAGGAAAATCTGCCCTTCTATCAACAGTAAAATTCTTTTTTCCTGGAATTATTGCCATTAGTTATAAGGAGAATCACCCAAAATATCAGTTTTCCATTGTGCCTTAAGTGCGTCAGCATCACTAGCAGCAGCTATACCAGAATCAGCAGGGGCATCCCTTAATGCCTGTTTTTTAGCAACAATATCTGTTGTTGAAGCACCAGTTTCTTGTGCTTTTTGAAATTCAATATCAAGTTCAGCAAGTTTTGGTGTTCTTGCATTTCTGATATTAGTTTTATGAATTTCTCTGGCTTTTGCCATGTCTACACCGAATCCCATAATTTTACTCCGAATAAGTCCAAGCGTTTCTGAAACTCCTGTCTGTAGGAATAGCAGACTTATCAACAGTATAAACTGTCTTACCACTGGGGCAATCTTTATCTTTTATTTGATCTAAAGTTAAATCTGTATTATCTGCTGGACAAACAATAGAAATACCACCCTCATCATTCTCATAAATAAATCTTTTGTCGGAATTAGCCATAAGTCTTTTCTTTTAAGTATATCAAAAAATTATTAATCGCCAAAACAGGCAACATCAACTCTATTTATATCAACAAAAGACCCTGCACTGTTTAAAACGTCCACTCTAAATGAACTAGTTCCTTTTGTAACTTGACCTGGGTCTCTTATAGAGGGATGAGATATTACAACACCCTGAGTATGAATAGCTCCAAAGACTGTACAATAATTACCATTTGCTGCATTACTACTCCAATTAACTGTATATTGTCCAGTTCCACTATCAGTAACAGAACTTACATTAAAACTATCTAAAATACTGTTTGTTGACCCATTGTAATCAAGCCATAATTTTGCTCTACCCTGCTCAATTTGTTCTGCTGTAGAACTAGAACCACCGCTTGTATTTTGAATTGTGTTGACTTTAAGTGTTGACATAATTAACGTACAAAAGCTATTTGACCATGCTGACCATCTTGTTTGGTGTTTAGCTCAGATCTATGTTCAAATCTGTAACTACCAGTACTCTTTGTATGTTCACAATGAAAACGTGGTTTTGCTGTACCATTTGAACTTCCCATAAGCATTACATAATTTGTGTCAGGCATAGCAACTGCAAAGTTAAAAGTATAATCTCCTTCTCCATTATCAGTAAATGAAGAACAATTACCAGAAGCCTCTAAAGGGGAAGAACTGCTACCATCAAAATCTGCCCAACCTCTAATAAGAAATCCATTTGCTGTCCCAGAACTGTTTTGAAAAACAGGAACTGTTGAAGTTGATGCACTTTTTACAGTAGTACATGAACTAACTGTGGCGACTGATAATGTACTCATGGTTTTGGATTTGCGTCTTTAACGGCTTTGATGTGGGTAGCCCACGTTCCAGTTGTGTCTAGTTTACCAGCGACTATATCTGCATACAACATATCAAGTTGATCCCCCAATGAAGCATAAATAGTAGAACCATTTGTTGTTCTGTCAGTCCTGTAATTGAGTTTGTCTAACTCAACCCTTGCAGCGTCAACAAGAGTCTGGTCTATGGTTACTTTATTACCACTTGCATCAAAAGCTCCTGTACCATCATCAATAGTTACAGCGTTTGGATAAGCTTTGCGTATTGCTTCGTGATCTAATCCCATATTTAATTTTTAATTAGATTATACATGGAAATAATCATGCTGACACCTCGTATAAAGTTATTGCACTAGCACATCTTACTCTTTGATTATTGTTAGTGTCATTAGTACCAAAGTTTACTTGTACTGTTTGTGATGAACCAGAACAAAAAACAAATCGTATTTTATATGTTACTTGAGATGTTGTAGCTGGTGAATCTAAAAAACCAAAATTAACTGATGCTGGTTGTGCAGCGTTAATTTCTGAACCCATAGACGTGCATCTTTTTCTATTTCCTGCTGCATCACCTAAAGCAATTTGTGTGCTGTCTCTAAATAATTGAACACCCTGACCACCACCAGAGGAGCATAAACTTAAACTGTAATAAACAAAAATTTTGCTTGAATTGCTTGATGGTGTAATTGTTGGCTGCAAACCTGTTACAAATGAGCTTTCAGCACCACTACTAACAGATTCAGAAAAAGTGTCTGTTTTTACAACCTGTCTTATTTGAATTATTCCACCATTAGAACCACTTGGTAGACCACCGACAGGAACGATTGAATTGACTTTAAGTTGGCTCATAAATTTATTATATACACTTTTATACTACAGTCCATGTCTCACCAGCACCAACTGTAACTGTTACCCCTGATTGTATAGTAATTGGACCAAAGCTGCCAGCGTTTTGTCCATTAGTAATAGTATAACTCTGAGTTACTGTTTGGTCGTTTTCCCAAAAGATATTGTCACTTCCAGCACCTTGAGCACCTGCACCAGCAGCAGCCCAACTTAACGTACCAGATGCATCAGAGACAAGAGCATAACCAGAAACAGCAGCATCTTCAGAAGGTAATGTCCATATTTGATTAGAAGAAATCGTGGCTGGTGCTTGAAAACCTACATGATTGCTACTATCAGCATCTGCAAAACGCAAATCATTTTGAGCTTGAAGCGTCAATCCATTTCCATCAAACAACATTTGTTCAGTTCCAGATGATGAAAAACCCATTACGTTTGCTGATTTTCTAAATAAGCCTAAATCTTGGTCTGTATCAAAACTTAATGCTGGTGTTGATGCACTATTAGAGTCATCTATAAGAAGTGGGCCTGTCATAGTACCTCCAGCTTTAGATAATAAACCTAGATTATCTTGGTCTATGTTTCCTATATCAGTAAATCCACCATTACTTGAATTTCTTATTTTTAAAATTTTTGAGGTGGTATTTAAAAAAGGCATACCAGCTACACATTGACTTGCAGCTAAATCACTAGATTTAGAATTACTTGATTGAATCGCAGCAAAAACAGCGTTTAAATCAGTTCTTACATTTGCTCCAGAAGCATTTTCGATTGTATAATTTGTTACGTCAGCCATAGTTAATAACTATTTTCCTCCATGTTACCCTCCTTTGCCAAAACCAACAGCACTATAGGTAAAGTCTCTATCAATACTAGCACCACTCTCGTTTTTAAAATGAACTGTAAAACCAGTTCCAGTGATATTAGTTAGTTCAAAGTAATCACCTGTAACCATCACTTTTCCAGAAACACTTTGAGGAGAAATATTAACAGAAGGTAAGAAATTATTTAGATTGCCTAATCCAGAAGTTCCGACAAAAAATGGTGCTGTAAATGTAACAGCTTTTGCTCCTGCTCCAGATGCTATAACAGATGACTGTTCAGTTCTTGATGGCATAGTAGCTGTGTATCCTGCTTGTTGAAGATTCATATTTTGTGCTGTATCTGCTGTGTCTATAGTAATTCTGAACTGAAATCCTCTACCTTTAAATGTTCCATTAGCAAAATCATTGAAAGATGTATATGTTGGAGAGCTAGAAGGATTATCGGTCGTGGTACGAACAGCTATTTTTGCGTTTACATCTTGAGCAATCGAACCATCAAAATCTGTCCAAGTATCTATATTATCTGTTCTATTATCAAACTGATCTCCCGTGTAAAAACCAACTCCTTGAAAATGTCTTTTTAAAGTAAGGGAAAATATACCGCCAAGATCAAGAGTATCTACAAAATCATAAGTACCATTAGCATTTGCTGTTGGATCTGTAAGTTTTAACCCACCAAGAGTAGAGTCAAAAGTAAGATTTGATTTTGTACCGTTATATGGTGTTCCATCCGTATCTTCTCTGTCAGTTTTGACAATAATAGAATCTAAAATATCAACAATAGATAAAGATACACTGGCAGCATTACTACTAAACCTACCGCCATCGTCTTGAAATTTAAGCAGATAAGTTCCTGGAAGTGCAGCACATATTACATCTGTTGAATTTCCTGCAACGGCCTCTACTACATCTTGAGCAGATTGGAATGTAGCTGCACCGCCAGTTTGATTTGTATGTCTTACATAAACACGACCACCATGAAGAACATCAATAGCAGTTGCTTGTTTAAATTTTAATCTTACAAACTGTTCATTTATTGGCTCAATACTTAAATTAGACACATCTTCTGGTAAAGCAGTTTTGCCAATCGCTGTAAAAGTAGTTGTAGTGGCATTAGCTGATAATTCAAGAGATAAATTATACGCAAAAACCTCAATAGTATATGTACCTTTCTTTGTATCTAAAAGTTCAAAATCACTACTAAATACAACCTGTGAAACATAATTATTATCTTCAAATTTATAATTGACCAAATACTGAGTCACTCCCTGTACAGGTTGCCAATCTACTATCAGCTTACTTCTGGCAATATTATTAATAACTACTGTTTTTTCTGTAACGCTAAGGTTACTTGGGGGTGATACAGGTGCATTTAATAATGAAATATTTCTAACAGGAAGAGATGTATTATCTTCTATAAATGCATATTTACCTTCAACATAAGTCAAAGCTGTTATTACATAATTAATATCATCCTGTTCTTCAACTTGTATTACTCTGAATAACTGTGTCTGAAGAGTTGTACTTGATATAACGTAAGGTGCATTAACGTTTGGTGCGGAAGAAAAAGCAGAACTTACTGTTAATACTGCTCCTGTAATGTCAGATATACTTTTAGATTCAATAGTTCCATCGGATAAAACAATACTGATTGTAGGATTATCATTTAAAGCAGGTAAAGTTGTTTCCGATTCTGCATCTATAGTTATTGCAGTTGTTGTCGCAGATACAACACGACCACCTCTTCTAGCTCCTGCTCTTACTGGATCGTTCACCTCAATCACAGATCCAGGTCTTACAACAACACCAGAATCTATAGAAGTTGTGAACGTAATAGTTTCAGATTCATTTTGTTCAGCAAAGAGTATTGCACGACCTAATCTGGCAGCTTGATTACGAGAAGTACAGGCAAAGGCTTTTACCTGTTTTACTATCGTTCCAAATTTAGATATGGCTGTTGCATCCTCTACAACTTCAAAGTCAACTTCTTTTGAATCCATATTGAAATAGCTGACAGATATAACACTATGTCTAGTTTTTAAACTGCTCCCTGAGTAGTTAAAACCACCTTCTCCCACATTTGCCAAGTTAAATAAATAACTTGCTGATGTTGGTTTATCCTGAGATATTGTTATGCCACCAGCAGACCATATTGGCATACATCTCATTACACCTGCCAGGTCATCTATTGCTGCAAATGCTTCTTTTGGACTTTGTATATTTACATTGCAACTAAACCTTGCTTCCTTTGCTCCTGATCCTGTACCATCATCAACTTCTTCATTGGCAAACTTACTTGCTGCTACAAAACTAAATAAATCTAAATTACTGTCTGTAATATGATTGCCTAACCCATAACGAGTATTAGTAAGTAAATCAAGCAAACACATTGCAGGACAGTTAGTGTAAGTCGCTGCACCCATAACTCCATTAAATATATAGCCACTTGGATAGACTATTCTTCCTGTTGCATTATCAACAGTAGGAGTACCAGAACTGGAAGCACCTGCTCCTGGTATTCTTACTTTTACACCTCTTATACGATATTTTCTTGTAGGAATACTATTAAACTGTTTACTATCAAGTCTTAAAGAAACATAGGAACTGTTTGGGTAAGTTGAACTGTTATCTATAACTTCTTGAATACTTGTAAACTGAAAAGCATTTACTCTGGCTGCATCTGTGCTGTCTGCCGTAACACGAACCACTCTTATATCAACAGGAAAAGCACCAGTAATATTAATTCTGTGATCTCTAGCATAAGCATCTGCCGTGCGACCACTGACGGAAGTGGTAATTATATCTGTAAAACCACCTGAGTTATATTGAACCTGTATTTTGTATTCAATAGTATCTCCTCTTATGTCTCCATCATCTTCAGCTACTTGTATTTGAGGCCAAGTTAAAGTGACAATAACAGCATCAACATCTGTATTTGTTATCTGCCTTGTGACAGGAGCAGAGGTAGTTACAGTTGTTCCTACAGCAGTAGGTGATCTACTTTCGGCAGGAATACCTGTCATTGCAGTTTGATTGGACGTTCCAAACTTTGATTGAAAACCTACGTCTTGGAAGTTGAAATCAGTTGTAGCTGGACTAGCACTGGTAGCACTTGCATTAAGAA